AGTATGAAATCATAGATGTAAAAGTAAAAGCTTATGATTAACTACGCAAGACACGACGAAGAATTTTACGGGATATTCAAACTCGTTAGTGGGGATGAAGTCCTAGGTAAAGCAGTATTGACAGAGGACGATGGACAGACTCTTGTCTTCATCCAAGATCCTGTGTGTACTCAGATCATCCATAAGGAAACCGAAGACGGTCGCACCGTCAGAGGAATGGGGTTTGCAAAGTGGATGCAATTTTCTGATGAAGACTTCTTTATTCTTCCTGAGAAAGATATCATTACTGTCACTTCTATGAGCAAAGAAGTTTCATACATGTATCAAGCATTTATTATGGGAGAAGATGTTGGAAAAAAGAATAGTACCCGTATTGACCTACAAAAAGAGATGGGTCATTTGGGTACAACAAAAGATGCACGCTCCCTGTTAGAAAAGATCTATAAGTCTTCACCAGATATTACTAAGTAATAGATATAGTATTTCTGAACCTCTCACAAGGTTATTCTACAGGTACTTGACGTTCTTGTCAAGTGTGTTATAATGTACATAAAGCGAGACGCGAAATGAGAACTGTCAAAAAACAAAAACAACATTACGTTGATAACCAAGAGTTTCTTGCTGCTATCGTCAAGTATAAAGAGAAAGTCTTTATTGCTGCCTGCAAGGAAATTGACGGTCTCGCAGAAATGGATAGTGAAGAGCAATTTAATATTTTAAAGAACTGGGAGTCTCCTAATAAACCGAGGGTAAATAACTACATTGGAAGTTGCTTCTTGAAGATTGCCACTCACCTTTCGTATCGTCCTAACTTCATTAACTATATGTACAAGGATGACATGGTATGTGATGGTATAGAGAACTGCATCCAATACATTGATAACTTCGATCCAGCGAAATCTAAGAACCCCTTTGCATACTTCACACAGATTGTGTACTATGCCTTCCTTAGAAGGATACAAAAAGAGAAAAGGCAAATGGAGATCAAGGATAAGATTTTGGAGAAGTCTGGATACGATCACGTCTTCACAGTTGACGGTGACACGGATTCAGGATATAATCAGATCAAGTCCCGCGTAGAGATGAACTCCAAACGATGACCCAAAAAACAGACCGAGAAAGACTGCAAGAAGCAATCGAAAGAGACAATTCTTGCAGAGACGACAATGAGCGCGGTTACTGGCGCAAAAGACTTCGTGATTTAGAACAAGGTAAGAATGAAAATCCTACTGATAACTGATCAGCATTTTGGTGTCCGAAACGACAACGTACATTTCATAGATCATTATCGTAGATTTTACGGTGATGTAGTTCTACCTTATATCAAGAAGTATGGTATCGAGCACGTCATATGCTTGGGAGATACTTTTGATAAGCGAAGATCAATCAATTTTATGTCGCTGGAAGCAGCGAAAGATATGTGGTTTGATCCTCTCGCTAAGTTAGGTGTCCAAATGCATATGTTAGTAGGCAACCATGATATCTACTACAAGAACACTCTACGAGTTAACGCCCCAGGTGAGTTACTTGAGGGATACAGAAACATCAGTATCTATACTGAACCTACTACCATTACTATCGGTGGTGTTTCTGTACTTCTTCTTCCTTGGATATGTGACGAGAACTACGAACATACCCTCAGAACTGTATCAGAAAGTGATGCTACTGTCTGTATGGGGCATCTTGAGCTTAATGGGTTTGAAGCTCACCCTGGTCATGTAATGGATCGTGGTATGGATCCTACCCATTTCTCTAAGTTCAAGAAAGTGTTTTCAGGACACTATCATATGAAGTCCTCTAAGGGCAACATTAATTATCTGGGTAACCCCTATCAGTTGTATTGGAATGACTATGGATGTAAAAGAGGATTCCACATCTTCGATACTGAAAGTCTTAGGACAACTTTTTACAGGAACCCTTTTGACATTTTTCATAAGCTCTATTATAATAACGGAGTTGTATTACCAGATGAGACCGAACTCAAAGGAGCATTCGTCAAACTAATCGTAGAAGAGAAGGGCGACTATGCAAAGTTTGACTATGCAGTCAAGCAACTTCAGGATATGTCTCTTGGTGATCTTAAGATTGTAGAAGATCTCAGCGTTGAATCCTCATCAGATTCGGTTCTGGAATCCGAAGACACAATGACTCTCTTAGACAACTACATAGATGAAATAGATCTAAAAGTTGATAAGTCAAACGTAAAATCTGTAATGAGATCACTGTACATGGAAGCATCCGAACTCTAATGTTTGTATTAACCGACAAAAAAACAGGTGGCATTTATGCAGTCAACAGCAAAGATTTATCAAAGACAGTCACAGTCTTTGAAGATTCTGATGACGCCGAAAGATATGTTGGACTATTGCAAGCAGATGATTATGATGAAGAATTAGAAGTTATGGAAGTGGACCAAGAAGTTATTGCTATCAATTGCAATACCTATGGTTACACTTATTCTGTTGTTAAAAAAGACGATCTTATTGTTCCCCCGTAATGATTACATTTGAGACTATCCGCTGGAAGAATTTTTTATCTACAGGTGACCAGTGGACAGAGATTGATTTTTGCGAGTCACCATCAACTTTGATTGTTGGAGATAATGGCGCAGGGAAGTCCACTATGTTGGACGCCCTGTGTTTTGCTTTATTCAATAAACCGTTTAGGAAGATCAACAAAAGTCAACTGGTAAACAGTATCAATGAGAAGGGCACGAAAGTAGAAGTGTGTTTCTCTATTGGTAAGGATGAGTATCGTGTATTCAGGGGAATCAAACCCAATGTATTTGAACTTTATAAGAATCATAAACTGGTTGACCAGGACGCTGCCGTCAAGGACACGCAGAAATACTTGGAGCAGTCAATCCTCAAACTCAATTTCAAAAGTTTTACTCAAGTTGTCATACTGGGATCATCAACTTTTGTCCCCTT